CCCGAGGATGAGTCGCCATCGGGTTCGGTGATTCCGACCAGAAGTGCGCCGGTGTAAACACGGTCGTTGCCGAGTTCTTCAATGTCGCAGTTGTAGGTCTTGATGTTGATGTTGTAGTAAGCCTTACCAACCAATTGACGCAGGTCGCGCAACTTACGTGCGATACCAGAGGCATTATTGGAGATGTCACCCTGGAACTCGTCATCATAGTGGGCAGTCAGCGTAACGTCGCCGATTTCAAAGGGCGCACATAGCACCGTGGGGAAACGAGCACCGCCTTCGTAAATCTTTTCTACTGATGCGGTGATTTCGCCACCAGAAACCTGGGCGAACTTGAATCCAATCCACTTGGGGTGGTTGTCATTGACAGGACTAATGTCTGCCAGAATCTGCCGCTGAGATACCTTTGCCATTTAAGCCTCCACTAATAGGACTAGACTCAGACCACCGAGGTGGTTAGGTTTGACTTGATAATGTCGACTTGGATTGAGTCACCAATACTCGACACTCGCAGTCCGACTCTGGCGGTTACTGTGCCATTGACGAGTTGCGATAGGGGGTTGAGTGCATTGTTGCACTTGACTGTGTAGCCGAAGTCAATACGACGGCCATTGACATCAAAGGCTTCGTATAGCGCCCCAAGGGTGCGTAGGGGCTCCATTACGGCAACTAGGCGTGCCTCAATTGAGGCGAACATGCCACCGCGACCATCGATAGGGCTGAACAAAACATCTTCCAGCGTGCGGTTGGCCTGAATCACTACATAGTTCACTACATCCTGAGCGTTCAGGTAGCGGAAGTTCGTTGTATCGGGCGAGCAGGAGCGTGCACCGTAGATACGGACACGGTTGTTGATGACTCGGATGGCGTTAACGCAGTCGGCATCCAGAATGTCTCCGTTTGTCTTATCAATTGAGGCAACTACGCCATTGATAAAGCGTGCATCAGAGATAATTCCCGCACCTGGCTGGTGTGGTCCAACTTGGTTATGTGCACGGGCACGAGCACCAGCAACATAGCCACTGGGAGGAATCATGCGATTCACACCGACGGTTCCGGTTGGGGCGTACACCCAGGGGTAGTAGACAGCAATGTGCTCTGAATTGCTGAGTGATTGAACCTCTTGAGCAACACCACGAATTTCGCTAATGGTGTCGTCAGATGCTCCGTGCAGGGCGGCGACACGACTGTGTGTATTGCAGTGAGCAATGATGTCTAAGGTGATGGCATCGAAGGTTCCGCTAGTTACGACGCTTGGGCTCTCCGGAATCGCAACCATGCCAGTGCCGAATGACTCAAGGAAGTAGGTGAGTGCCGTCTCATACTGAGAATCTGCAATAGAGGTGCTACCAGCGGTTCCGCTTGCAAAGTTCTGAGCGGTTTCGTTGATATCAGGCATGCCTGTTTCTGATGTATACACACCAGCGTTGGTCTCAACGGCAGTCACGTAGAGGGATGCAACGGGGTGGGTATTGATTTTTCCGACCATCTGGGCAGTGGTGGTGCAGGAGCCCGTGGTCATAATCACTGCGCCATTGAGATAAAGGGTGAGTGAACGTGCACCAGTAATAGAGCCAGCAGAAACTGTCCACGTGAGTCCACCAGCGGCACCGTTAGCCCACGTTCCTGGACCATTCACGGTCATGGTGATTGCGGTAGTTGGTGTTGCGAGGTCGTTAGGTACAGTTGCGCTTGCAGCAACGGCGTTGGGCTTCTCTACGCGAACGACATAACACTGAGTGCCACCCTCCTCAAAGAATGCCTCAACCGTCGAGTGGAGGTAGTAGCCGCTGACAAAGCCGCCATACTTGAGTTCAAAGTCTTCAAGGCTGGTAACAAGTAGCGCCTCATCTACTGGACCGCGTGCTGCCTTACCCACAAAGAATGCTTGAGATGACTCACGCACCGTTGCGTTAGTGGGGCCAGTTCTTACTGCTGTTGAAATCTGAATACCAGGCATGAGACCTTCCTTGGTTGCTCTATTTTCGGCACGTTTGTTTGGCTACCCAAGCGACGCGTTACCGTAGTACGCTCTAAGAGAATACCAAACTCATTGGGTGCTCTCTTGCACCTCAACATCTTTATTTTCATCAACAACTTCAATAGCAGGTTCTGCAACTGGTGTCTCTTCTGTCACCGAGGCTGGTTCTTCCTGTATTTCTTTTGCTTTTTTCTTCGCCTTTGGGGCTTCTTCTTCGCTTGCAACTTCAGAGGCAACTGCCGTTGGGGCAGCAACAGTCTTGCTCAAGATAGACAATGTCCCCTTGGAGACCAATTTGTCTAGATAATCATTCCCGCCCTTTACGGCAGCCCATTTTCCTGCATACAAATCAGCCTGGAATGCATGAAGCCGCATTGGCACAAGCGATACGTTGTTAATAACGGAATATCCTCTATCGAGATAAGACTGTGCTTCCCCTGGACCATCAATGTCAATGAATTCCATTATTTCTCTCCTGAAAACTTGTTAACAAACAAATATTACATCATCTATCTAAATCGTAGAGTAGGCGTAAGCAACGCCCCCACCGACATAAGCGTCAAACGCCCCTTCTATGTCCTGTATTGTGAAAGTTGTAGCCGTCCGCGCAGTAATAACAACCTGAGACATGTTGTAAGAAGTTGGATTAACTCCAATGATTGTCACCTTCTGACCTACGGCAAAATTATTGATAGCACTATAAACAATCGTTTTGTTTGTCTTCACCGCATTGGTAATCCCCGAAGAGCGTGTTTCGGTTACGCCTTTTTGGATGACAGTAAGGTCGATTTCGTTAAGTATGGCTATGGGCTCACGCATAACGATTTCGTCTATCTCTAGGTCATAGGAGATGTACGAACCAGCAAGAACTCTGTCGCCCTTTAGCAATGTAAGGTCCGAATATTCTTCACGTATTGAACTTTCGTCAATTGTGACGCGGAATGTTCCGCGCGTATCCGTTGCTCTCAGACATGGATAGTCAAGTAGGGCCGCACGAACAACGGTCGTCAATCTGTCACGCATTATGGTCGCTTCTGCAGAAAACTCAGTACGAACCCAAACGTAAGTTCTCATTGAGTACTTTACGCGATACAACGGGTTGCCCCTGTCGTGGCTAATCCTCTCCAGGCCAGTCATTGAGATTGCCGTGGTTATCACTGTTGGCCACTCGTCAAGCGCAATTGGCTCATGCGTCAAATATGTAACCGGGCTGGGTAGCGTGATGTCATCAATACCCCAGGCATTTCTGTAACTAACAAGTCGCGCCGGAAGGTCTGCGGTGAGATATGCACTTACATAAGACTTTGCAAAATGCGCACCATGCATTGGCTCAATGGTCATGATTCACCTACCCCGCAGCGTGCTCTGCCGCAGAATCTGCCCATTTTCTCTCGTACCGTTCGGTAACGAAAACGACTGGACGAGCAGGCATGTTGCTTGTTCCTGATTGATGAAACTCGGCATACTTTACGTTGGTTCCAAATGTCGCTTCTTTTTTGTCAATCTTGTTAGGATTACCACGTAATTCAGATAATGACGTAAACAACTTTCCACTGCGAATCATTGGTCCTCTTCCAGGGAAGTTGACAGACTTCCAAGAACCGTATTCTGCATCAAGTGGTTTCCAGCCTCCAGAAGGAAGTCCATTCTGTAGGAAGTTGTTTTTCCAGAGTGTTCTCAGGTCTTCTTTGGCTTCTTCAAATACTGGGCCAAAGTCATCCAAGTTGTCTTTGATTTTTTCAATCTCGTCTGGAATGTCATTGTCTACAAACCGAACCTTTAATTGAATTTTCGGCATTAGGAAACCCTTACTCGTTTATAACTCTTGACTGACGCCAACTCGCGGTCAGTAAATCCGGTTTCCATTGGCGCGACATTTCGTGGCTCAAGGTCTTTAATACCAACAACATCATCGTGCATGTTTTGCATCTCACGAGTTGCGGCACGCAGAATTAACAGTTTGAAGACAGGAATACTGCTGCCATCAAGACCCGCGTTGTAGGAGATTTCAAAAACGTCATTAGCAAATCCGCGATAGACGTCTATCCCATATCTCCGTACGGTGTAGTCGTAGCCAAAGGCGTCCGCTGTTCCACCAGAAGAAAACGCTGCAATGTTTTGCGTAAAACCACCTACCACAAAGGTGGATGATGTAACGCTTGTAATTTCCCTGTCAACTATGTTGTACCCAGATGGCGTAATACCGGTAACCGTTACGTGTTGGCCTCTGGTAAATCCATGTGATGCTGCCGTGTAGGTGACATTCGTGCCTGATTTAACTGCATTGGTTACCGTGGCACGTCTATCTATGGACTCTGCCATGTATAAGCCAGGCGTAGATGTGTTTATGATTTTTACGTAATTAACCTGGGTTATGGGCGCGTTACGAACATAAATTGTCGGTGAAGGTTGTGAATACGTCAAAGGGTTCATTGTTGTATCAAGTGACGTATTGTAGAAAAACGACGATGTTGGCATACCCACATGGTCATAGGGCAATACGTACTGTTCGGTAAATTCCTGAACCTCAATTGGCCTACCGAGATATGCCTCTAATTCACTCTGCAGTCCTTCCAGAACCATTTCGGCAGCATCTTGCTGGCGCAGGCTGAATCTGATATCCATGTAGGTGACAAGGTCATTAACTGTGACCAGCATAAGTCACCTCCGATTCGTGCAATACTTCAGCGTCCTGGAGTGCGACGGCCGCCACGAACTGCCCTACGGGCCGCACGACCACGACGGAGGCGGTCGGCAATTCTGGCACCAGTATCCCTGACGCGCCCGACAGCAAAATTAAGTGCCCTACGTAGTCGATTAGTCTCCGGCATTTTTCCTCCAAAATGAGAACGTATACCCCCGAGTATACCAGCGACTATTGGGCGCCTAGAGAACTACCTGTCACTGTTTGGTGG